CTACATTTTATTTCCCCCCCCCTTAGTTCGTAATATGACGGCCAGTTGATTTGGGTTAAACCGCCAACCTTCTGTACTATTAAAAATAACGTTGTAACACCACTCTGAACAGAAGAATTTACTTTTCTTCTCACAAAAACCCAATACTAAGCCAAGTACTCCTCGCCAGTCATATTTAGCACCTTTGGTTTTCTCAAAATATGCTTTCACTTGTTCTTCTGTGATGCTATCAAGCTGAATTAGATCCCATTTACCATCTTTCACATTAATTCCTTTACAGCGTACTCCTCCATCTCTCGGCGAGCTTGTATAGCACTCATATACATCACGATAATCATAACGCTCCCAACATTCTTGTTTGTGAACAACAAGTTCACAGTGAGAATAGATGCCCTTCGTGAAAAATCGGATAAGATTATCTTGAAAGCGTTCTATTTTTGACGTAGCGTTGCCTTTATATAAAGCTAAATAGATTTTAGCCACCATAAACCTCAGTCCAGCCGCTCGAATAATCGTAATCCAATGGGTTTTCGGCTTTCATCATTTCTGCTTTATGATGTAGTGCATTCGCATGATTTTGTTGCTGTGCGTGCAAAAGAGCCTTCCAAACTAAAATCAGATTTGCTTTGTTAAGCTTGATTTGCGTGTTATCAGCACAAGTCCAGTCGATTTCAATCTCACCAAGTAGATCAAAAGTTGATTTAACACTATTTAAACTGCGTTCTGCCCGTGCATCAGAATCAAACCATTTGTTAAGCTCTGGCACATAAACACCACCGTTGATTTTTTCATCACGTAGTGCGTTAATCTTTTCACGCATTTGTTCTTGCTGAAGTTGTTTAATTTCTGTTTGTTTCTCTGATGAAATAGTCCATTTTTGACCATCACCATCCCATTCGTGGTGCTCAGTCGGTTTTTCTTCTACGCAAACGGGATATCCATTCATATTAGCCATGATGATTTCACCCTGACTTTGCTTATTTAATAATTCATAATAGTATGATTCATCTATCTCAATCGCATCAGAGGGGATCTGATGATGAATACCTTCGATATAAAACCCATCTTTGTATAAAACTCTCATTCTTAACTCCTATTCAGGTAAACAAATTGAATGCCAAAAGAACCCTCCACTCTTATCAGTTCCAGTGTAAGAGCATTGCTTCATATAATAAAATCGCCCTTTCTCATATCTTGTTATCTGCAGCCACCAGTCAAATTCAATAGAAACAGAAGAAACGATAGGCATCGCTACAACACTTAAAATTTTAGCCGATATAGGCATATTGACTTGATATTCACGTCCCTCACTAGAGCCACCACTGCTAACTTTACCCCATTGTAAAATCAATCCATTGGGTAATTTACACCAACCATTTTCATTAAAGCTCTGTGTAAAACCTTGATTTATATAAGCTAAAACCCCCTGCTCAAAATCACTAATCTGACTATAAGTATGCGTATGACTTGCATTCGCTTTCCCTGCAATTTGATTAATGATAGTGTTTCTAAAATTCGCATCTTGCCCCAGTGCGTTGGCTAACTCTTGTAAAGTATCTAGTGCTGCTGGAGCCGAACCCACCAACGCAGCAATAGCCGCTTTCACAAACGCCGTTGTCGCAATTTGTGTATTATTTGTTGATTGATTTGCGGTTGGTGCCGTTGGCGTCCCCGTTAATGCTGGTGAAATTAAAGGTGCTTTTGCGCCTAGTGCATTAGATAACCCAGAAATATCACTCATCGCATGATTATGTTGAGTATTTGCTTTTCCGCTTATCGCAGTATTCACCTTGTTTTGCACAACCTGCTGAATAGCCAATGTCAACTGATTCAAATTAGCCTTGTCAGGATTAATTCCCCCCGCCTTTAACACCCCAAGTAACTCAGCTTGCACAATATTAAACCAATCTGCACCTGGGTAGCTTGGTGCAACGCCATTACCACCTTCAGTAAACCAACGTGGCTCATTGTGATTAAACTGTTTTGACTTTACTTCTGGCATTGTTTGAACGCCAGAATCATTATCTAATGCGTACATATCATTCCTCTTGGTAGATAAAAATCATTTCTAAATGTGAGTAACAAAAACGCTTTAAAAAGCATTCAACTTTTGAGCGTTCAAACATCACCAACTCTTGTGTTACATCATCTAAACAGCTTGCACGTCGCATAGCTTTCGATGTGGTATAAATAAATACACGCCAGGCGTTTTCCTGTGGGTATAAAGGATAAATACAGTCACGCTCGCAATGATGGGGATAAGTGCACAGATTTAATATTTGCAAGCTGTTCACCACGTGTGCGTAAATCGCTAATCACTGCAAGTCTGAATTGTTCTAATGCTTGATAACTCCGCCAGTTTTCCGCATCTGCATTGTCTAAAATTGCTTGTTCAAGTTGTGAATCAATTTCACCAATTAATGCTTTAATGTCTGCCTTTGACTCAATTGTTTGCACTTCACTACTCAATGAATCCGTTAATGCTTCGGTCACTGATTTTGCATATTCAACCGCAAGTGTTGAAATGATTAAACGTGCACAGCTAAATTGTGCTTTTGTCATTAAGGCTTGGGCAATTTCTTGTTGATGTAATCCAGTTGCATTACGTTTTAAAATATCCGTTGCATTGATGTTGTTGCGTTTTGCATTGACGATTGCATCAAACATCGCTTTCGGCATTTCTGTTTTGGATTTTGTTGCTTCAGAAATCGTGTTATGAATGACGTTTGTTGTAATCGCACGCTGATTTAATCCTTGTTTCGGGCTAATTCCTTTATATTTTTTGAATTGCACAAGCCCTTGTAATTCTTTCCCGAGTAAACTAGGCGCACGGATTAAATTCATCATACGATTTTTCATTGATTCTGCTTTTGTTTTAATATCCCCAACGTCTGTCACAACTGAATTAATAGATTCAAATGTATTCTCAATAAACTCAACCATAAAATCGACAAGTTGAGTGAATGGGTTATCTACTAATAAATCAACAAACTCATTAATCTCTGCGATTTGTTCAGCGAACTCATCTGATAGTGCATTAATAGCATTGGCATATTCGGTTAATGCTGAAAAACGTGTGTTTTTAGCAAGTTTTGGTGCATTTTCTTGAATATCATCCGCAAAAGTAATATCAAAACGAGTAACGCGTTGGTGTGGCGACGGATTATTTGTAAGGATTTCGGATAACAACCGTTGTTCAGCTTCTTTAATTGACTCAATCGGCATCGGGGTTTGAGAACCAAATACCAAGCGTGCATCAGCTTTGAATTGCTCAATTTGAGCTTGCGTAACATTCGTAAGTAGGTTAGAGCCTTTGAGTAAACTAAAACCAGCACGTCGATAACCATCTTTATCAGTTTTGTTGAACACAACAACTTGATACAGCGTTTGATTTTGAATTTCAGACATCGCATTTTTTCTCCGTTTAAATCTGTTTTAACTGTGATTTAAAGTGCGGTTAAACACACCGCACTTTCTAAATTACAGATAGTCAGCAACGATAAGCTCTAAACGACCTTTAAACTCGTTATCGACCGAAGCTCCGTCTTCAACACGGAATTCACGCTCTAACAACTTAACTGCTGCTTCTTCTAACTGCGGAGGTACGACTAAATGCGTTGGTTTAATACCTAAGCGACGACCACCATCACCTTTCACCGCACGCATAGCTTTAATTGCTTTCCAAAGGTTTTCCGCAGTTAACTTACATTTCCCTGCGTGGGCCATTTGCCAGAAGCCATAACCCACGTTAGCACGGGCATCTACACCATAGGTATAAACGTCTTTAGTAAAGACTTTTTCCGCACTGTCATCTGTAATTGATGCAGGTGTCGCTGGCTTGCGCTCTTGGAAAATAATTGGTTTAAGCGAGCGAGAGCAGTCAAGTAAATACCAAGAATCATCTTCAGTGGTTGAAGTGCTATCATCAGTGATATTGCTCACAGACTGCGGACTTGTACCATCCACATTTGCACCAACAGGGTGGTCTGTATCAAAGAAATATTGCTTGTCATAACACGCAGTTTTGAAACCTGCTTTTAATGCACCAAACACCAATTCATCAGGTAGTTCACCTGCCGAACGTCCAAGCTCTTCAATAAGAGGGCTATAAACACCAACATTGTCATCTTCAATATCGGTGCGTTTGATTTCTACCGCATTAGCAAAACTTTTATTCTCAATAGAGTAGCCATGTGACTGGATTGCAGTAATCGCACGATCACCCACCCATTCTTTAAGCCCTGGCATTTGACCGAGCCACGCATAGGTATTGCTTGCCGTAGTCGATTTAACGACTGTAGCAATCTTGCTGTATTGACTTGGCGCTTTTGCTAAACCGTCTTTAAAGTTTTTACCAAAGCCCACAAAAAGCGCTTTGACGAGTTCTGGGGTTACATTTGCCATTATTTAGTCTCCAATTCTTTTGCGTAATCTGCTTCAGAAATACCAAGCAATTTCGCAGCCTCTTTATCTGCAGCAGATAACACTGCTACGCCTGATTCTTGTTTTTCAACATTTGTGGTTTGGGTTTGTTGTGCTGAAAGCACCGCAATTTGTGGGCGTTGCGACAGCATTGCGGAAAGTGCGGCAACACCTTGCTGTTTGCCAAAGCCTTTCAAGTAATCCACTTCCGCTTCTAGCGCACGCCCTTCGTTACGTGCTTTTTCGATAACTTGGTCCACTTCCGTTTCATTGGTTTTTGCAGAAAGCACAGCTAACTGTTGCACTGTTGCATCGTAAGTGGCTTTCGGCACATACTTGCTTAAATCAACATCTGTACTTTTCGCACTTAAGGTTGCCACCTGCTCATCAGCAGTTTTATCTGATTGCAATTTTTCGAGTGTAGATAACGCAGATTGCAGTTGTTCATCAGAAACTTCTGAATTTTCTGCGACATCTACACCGAGTTTTGCTAACAGTTTTCGCAAAATTTCAGGCATTTGATAGTCCTCTTGTTGTTGAATAGATGCCGAAAGCACCGCTAATCGTTGCATTCCCGTTACACCTGGGTCATTCGTTAGTGCTAAGTACACTGAATAAGCAAGGATAATTGCCATAAGTAGCGCACCAAAAAATTGAATAAAAGCAGTGGTTGAAAGGCGACCGTTGTCGTTAGTGATAAGTTCTTTTAATTTCATTATTCATCCTAAAAAATGTTCATAATTAATCACTTGCTCACTATCGAGCCATTCCCAAACATCAAAGCAAGGGCAGTCTTTAAGCCACTCATTAGGACTTATTGAACCATCACCATTAAGATCAGGTGATAAATCTCGGTGGCCATAGATTTAGGTACTCCGCCAGTCATCCATTTATTTGCTGCTGCACGGGTGTTATCAATAGTCACGTGGCGTGGAATACCGTATTTGTAAATCACATCCATTAGTGAGTAGCGGATGCTGTCTGTGTTTTCACTGACATCACAGCGATAACCTAGAATTTTGCGAGTGCGAATATCTTGCCAGAACCACGTTTTCGGGCGGACAATTTCGCCGTTTTTCCATTTCACAAATACGTTATGTAGATAGCCGTCACCGTTAATCCATTCCATTGCTTGAATATCAGCAACAGAACGCTGTAATGCAGGCACTAGTTTGGTAAGTGCGTTTTCGCCATAACGTTTTAATACAATGACTTCATAAGGCACTTCGTTTTCCACTTTGCGTTGAACGGTTTGACGGCTTGGAATAGTCCAACCCATTTCTTTAGCAGCACGAGTTAAACGTTCATAACAAGCAGCAATTGTTGGGCGTTCAAGGCGTAAATAATCCGCAAGGAAGTAATCCCACGCTTCAATATCAAAATCCGCTTTTTCTTTTGCTGTTTTGCCCGTTCGTTTAAGCAACACCGCAAGCCAGTCGGATTGTTCAAAATCACGCACTTTGTAGTACCAATTTTTTAACGAGCCCACAGAGATGTCTTGTGCTTTCGCCACAAGCTCCAACGCCTCCATCAGTGGTGTTTTTGAATCAACAAAATTTTGCACCGCAACAACAGCGAGATATTTTTTCTTGGCTTTGCTTTTTTGAACGTTGTTTGCTTTGTCGAACGGTTGCCAAATTGCAGCAGATAAATAACGTTCTGCGGTGGTTTGTTCTTGAGTAGGTAGCTCTTCAGATGAAAGTGATTTGGCAAAACGGAATTTAATCTCGTCTTGAACGTTTTTTGGTAAAGATGAAAGTGCATATTCCAAGCCACCACCTTTAACCCCTTTCTTAGGTTGTGAAACCCAGTTTTGCTGCTTTGCTAATCGATTAATATTGCTTGGGTGAATGGATAATCCACCAATTCCAGCAAGCTCTTTCGCACTAAACCATAGTTTCATTTGAACCATCCTTAGTCTTGATAACGACTTGGCCAGATTTCACGTGGATGTTTACCAAGTGCCTCTGCAATAATCTGTTCACCGCGTGGATAGCGTTTATCAAAGGCATTTCGTAGAGTAGTTTTTGCCAATCCGTTTTTAATCCCTAATTGAGCCAATGAAATCCCTTTCTTAATCAATTCAGCGCGAATATCTGCACGATGCATATCATTATTTCTTTTCTTTTCTGTCATTTTGTGCAATCCTTAAAGATTAGTTAATCGACTACGCTAAGATGTACTTAATCATCTATGATTTGAAATATATTATGAAATCCTTTTTAAATCAATAGATGATTTGATAAAAATTTACAGAATCTTTGATTTTATTTTGTAACTTATTGATTTATTTAAACTTAATCATATAAATTTTTTTAAATCATTTTTGATTAAGAAGGGAAATTTATGAAATCATCAAAAGAGTGGTATAGTGCCAAAGAACTTGAAGGATTAGATGGTTTACCTTCACACGCTACCAACATTACAAGAAAGGCTAAAAATCAAGGTTGGATATCTAGAGATGCTAAAGGAGTTAAAGGCGGTGGTTTGGAATACCATATTTCAAGTCTGCCCCCAGAAACACTAGCTGCGTTAGGTATTAACCATATAAATTCAACAACCAATAAACAAGCAATCTTTGAAAACACAGCTGAATACACGACAGATGATGGGTTTGAGTTCATTGAAGATTGCAGAAACGTCTTAATATCAGCTGGATATGGCGCAGAAAATACAGGCTACATACCAAGAAGAATGACTAAGATAGAGCGCTCTTGGTTAATCCAGCGCGGTTTAAAAGCAGAAAATTGTGCTCTTTTCTTGATTAGTGGTGAAAGTATGAAACCAACACTTAATGATGGTGAAGAGGTTGTTGTTGATAGATCTAAGACGATACTTAAAGAAGGCAAGATCTTTATATTCAATCATAGTGGATATATTTTAGCTAAAAAAGTTCAAGTAACATATGATGGCATTGCATTAATTAGCGATAACCCAACATATACACCAATTGTGCTGTCTAGAGATGAAGCAAACAAACTTTTAGTTATCGGACAAGTTGTTCGCAGTTATCGTGACTTTTAGAATTTAAACAGGCTTTAAACACATTTAAATGAACTGCCCAATTTCTTAATTTTGGCGGTTCATTTTCTGCTTTTACCTTCATTTTTTCGCAATTCACCACTTTCTGATTTCAAGCCAATAAAAAAAGGGACTTGCTAGTCCCATCATTTTTATTGTTCCGATATTTCCCGAATACGGTTTAGAATTTCTTGCTTACGATATTCCAACCGCCCAAGCTCTTTATATAGTAAATCGAGATTGCTATCGCAAGCGGTTAGACTTGCATAAAGCTTAAATGAGCCTGACACGCCATTATGTCCATTAATTGCTTTTAATTCCTTGATATAACGGTGCATAGCCGTCTTTGATGTTTTATAGCCTTGTTCTTTAAACCAATCAGCCAACCGTTTCGCATCACCATAATTTGCTTCTATGATACGCTGATTCAATTCATAGATCGCCTCTTCAGGCACATCAGATAAAAATGAAACTCGTCCCAT